GTGAAGAGAACGAAGCGTTTGCATTGATTCGTAAACGAACTCCACAAGATTACAAAGATATTGATATTGACCATCTTATCTACGTCGAGAACGTGTCACGAAAGAAATTTGATAAGTGTGAACACCGTGTCGTAGATTCTGATCTTACTCCATACTTTCCTGAGGTATTGTTGGGGTAATACTGTTAGTAACCTCGAAAGATCCACTATATTACAGGCAACACATACATGATCAAACTTCGCCCTCATCAACAGGACGCTGTTTACGCACTTCGTAATAATTCAATCGGACAAATTATTGTTCCTACTGGTGGTGGTAAGACTCTTATCGCTATCATGGATGCAGTCAAACGGTTTGAGGTAAAAACTCCTCGGACTATTGTTGTTGTGGGTCCACGTATTCTGTTGATGGAACAGTTATCATCAGAGTATCTCGAACACATTTACAATGCAAATGTGATTCACGTTCACAGTGGTGAGACGAAACATTTCAGTACCACTAAACCTGACGAGATCAAACTTGCGGTCGGTATGTGTCAGACTGTAGGTGTCCATACTCTCATCTTTACCACCTATCATTCTCTTCATCGTATTCAAGAGAGTGGAATTGATGTGGATACGATTTACTTTGACGAGGCACATAACTCCGTTCAACGTAACTTCTACGGTCCCACTGAGTATTTCAGTAAGAAGGCAGATCGTTGCTACTATTTTACTGCAACTCGTAAGACTTCAGTCACACCTAAGAAACCAGGTATGAATTGGGTTGATACTTATGGTCAAGTGATTGCACGTGTGTCTGCACCTGATTTGGTACAGAATGGTTACATTCTCCCACCTAAAGTCAAGGTGATTGAGATGGACAAGGTGGACAAAAAGTCTCTCACTCCTCACATGGAGGGGAACAATGTTCTCGCGTCTATTGATGAGATCAACATCAAAAAGATTCTTGTTTGTGTCAAGACTACACGACAGTTGCAGAACCTGTTCATGACAGATTTTGCACAACAACTCACTGACCGTGGCTATTCTTACCTCTACATTACGGCTAAGACTGGTGCTATCATTGATGGTCAGAAAGTATCTCGTGAGAAGTTCTTTGAGACTCTGAATTCTTGGGGTAAAGATAAGACCAAGAAATTTGTTTGTCTTCACCGTTCAATTCTATCGGAGGGCATTAACGTAAGTGAACTGGAAGCCGTGATCTTTCTCAGGAACATGGATGCTATTGAGATGTTGCAAACCGTTGGTCGGGTCATTCGTGTGGGTTCTTCATCCAAAACTTACGGAATGCTCTGTGTTCCAGTGTATAACAACGTCGGAGTTTCCACGGAGAAAGCGTTACAACGTTGTGTAGATATTGTCTTTGAGAAAGGTGAAATGTACGATTCAATTACACGCCGATGAATTACACAAACTCTCACATCCTTGATTGTAAACCAGGTCCATTACCTATTGTGATTGGTGATGGATACCTGGCAGCAATTCCTATGGCAGGATCACAAACTCAAATGTGTGTGATACACAATGGTGTCCCTGTCAAAGTGTGTCGTAACCACAAATCTGCGACGAATTTGATTAACAAACTCAAAAAGAGAAAGAGTTAGTTACCTCAAAATGTCCCCTATAGTGTAGTCACCACTCTTTTATGACTCAGACTCCTCCTCAGGTTATTGTGACTCGTCAAGAGTATCTCGCCGACATCAAAGTACGTTGGCAGATTCATCAGTATGAGACCAACAAACTTGTCGAAGATGTAAAACAACTCGTTGATTTTGTCAAGCCAATCATCAATCGTTACGTCGATTTTGTACGGGTTTCTTATCAACGGGAATTTGGTCCTAAGGCCACTATCTAATTGTTTCCCGCTGAGAGGTGTCTGACATCCTCTACAGCGGTCTTTTTATACTCATTATGAACATTGACACCCAACTTCAAACAATCATCGAAAATCTGGAAGATGGCGTAAAAGTGTCATACGAGGCACTGAATGATCCTGATCAGGGTTATCCTTACGCCACTGGTTATTCACGGTCTACGATGCGTCATTGTATCGAAGATCTTCAATACGTTATCAATCAGTATCGCACTATTACTTTGGAGGAAGGTAAATGATCACGACCCAAACTGTCACCGTCAAATACGATTTTGATCCTGATTATATTTGGACTGACATTTCAGGTCTAATCAATGAATCAGGTGTCGAACCTTTGACTGTTGTTGTTCATAATGATGTGACGATTGACAATGTAGAAATGATATTTGATAGTGTAGATGATGCAGTTCGTGTCACTGAAACTTATCTACAAAGTGATGATCCTGCGGACATCATGATGTATATTGACCCAGAAAAACTATAGAATAAAAGTTAGTAACCACCAAACGTCACTATTATTGTAAGACACACATTATGAACAATTCTTCTCAAATCCTTCGTGAACTTCAGGAACTCCGTAAATCGTGGAGGGCACAAAACTTCAACTATACTGTCAATCAACAGGAACGATATGATGAGTTGATGATGCTTCGTCGTGCATTTATTGATAAGTGGGGAGAAGATGGTCTAGTTTGGAAAGGTCCTTCAAACGTCGGCAAAGCTACTACCGTAACTGCAGAATGATGAACTTTAACGATCCCTCTAACAATGTGAAATTGAATGTCGAAGGTGGTGATTTCACATTCAACATTGAACGATTGACATACATTGCAAATGACCAAATTTACAATTATACGTCAAGAATCGAACATCATCACAATCGTCTAAAGAAGAAAAAGAAAAAAGAACATGCAACAAATTCTATTATCTCAATATATCAAGAATGGAATGTAGAAGATAATGATGAAATCCTTTATCTTCTTTTCTCGGAGAGTGATGAAGATCTTTTCACAGATTTGATTCTAAAGAATGATCTTTATCCCAATCATTCAGAAGAAGAGTTATGTGAATGAAACTAATTAAAGTTAGTTACCTCCAAATGTCCCCCATAGTATGAACAACACTTCCGCTATGATCACTCAAACCAAAGGTGAATTTCTGTCTGATTGTCTGATTGAAACTCTCAACGACATGTGGAAAGTAAATGCACTTGAATCTTGCAACTCTGTTTATACTCAACTGGAGGTTGAGGTTGGTCGCAAATATGTAAAGATTTGGGATTATCTTGTGGTTGGTGGTGAGAGAAACCGTGGTCGTTCTTGCTGGATGTTTGTTGATAAGAACACTGGTGAATGTTACAAACCAGCTTCATACAAAGCACCAGCTAAGGGTGTAAGGTTTCAGATCGAAGATCTTATCGAATCTCCTACGATTTGCGATCCTTATGGTTCTTTCCTGTACATGAAATGACTTTCTTAAAGATTTTTTTCTACAACATACCTAAGTTTTTCTTCTACATGATTGTTGGTGGTGTTGTAATGTTTATCTTTAATCTTTTGACGAATTAAAGTTAGTAACCTCGAAAGGTCTTCTATAGTATGAACGACACTAAAATGACTCTCACCGAACGAAACCAAAAGCTTTACGAGTTGCGTAAGTCACTCGACAAAGCTCGTGCCCATGTTGCATGGATTGAACAAGAGATTTGGCTCGTCAATGATAAGTATGATCGTCAAAATCTTGATCTCTTCAAGGAAATGTTTGGTGATTCAGTGAATGTTCCAAGCATCTACACTGATACACCTATGGCCGAAGAAGTCTACGGAGGTTGATATGGCTTACCCACTCGGAATTGATAACCCTATTCTGATCAAAGGTGTGATTGGTTCACACAAATGGGCATTATATTGGCGTGAAGACATGACCAAGATTGCCACATTTAATTCACAGTTTCAAGCCTACGAAGCACGTCGTTTTCTTCTCTCCAAATGAAACTATCTAAAGCACAAGTTGTTCGCGTGGTTAAAGAAACTGCGATTGGTGTTGACAAGAACCTCACACGAGAAGAGAAACAACAAGTCTTCAATAATGTGGTCGATGGTTTACTCCGTGACGGAAGAATCACGAAGAAACAACAACTAGCATGGACACATCCGTTCTAATTATTGTTAGTTACCTCGAAATGTCCCCTATAGTGTAGGAACCACTCAACCACATGCGTAAGATCGAAACCCTGATGAACGAAGCAGTTGCCAACAACAAAGATTGGCATTCTTCTAACACCAGTGTTACCTACAACGAAGAGAATGATGTCTCTATTGTTCGTCTTCACGGTAACAAGATCGCAGAGATTGGTGATGACTACCTTCAGATCTTTGATGGTGGTTGGCAATCCAACACTACCAAATCACGTCTGAATGCTCTCATCGACCGTTTCTGCAATGCAGTCACTGATGGTGTATTTCAGAAGGATTATGTTTGGTACGTTCGTGACAACAACGTGACCAAAGAATTCACTTCTGGTTACATCTTTGCCTGAGGGATTCGTTCCCTCTTTTTTATGTCTTTCATCGCACATTACACTGATCCAATGACTCTCACTCCTTCACAACTTGAAAATCTAAAGAGTGACTATGCCTGGCAAATTGTCGATGGTATGGATCTCAAAACGCTATGTCAGTGGGCGGCAGAACAAATCGAGGCAAATATGAAGGATTACGATGAGACTGACCTGCAAGAAGAGATTAGTGATATGATGGGTGAAGATGTATGGAAGGAGATGAGAGATAGTGCAATCGGGTGATGTTGTAGAATACCAGGGAGCATCACGGTGGCAAGTGTTATGGGCATCGACTGATTATCCATCACATCTTATCATCGGTAAACGCTATGTTGTGGAGAGTGTTCACACTTATCCATGGTTCACAAAGATCACATTAGAACACAAATCAGGTCAATTTAATTCAGTTCACTTCACGAAAGTATCATGAACAAGTTTACTGTCACTCTTGAAATTGAGACCTATTCAGATGATCCAGAAGATTGGATTATTGATAGTATCTCTGAGAATCTTGAAGATGATGAACAACTTATGAGTATCAATGTTCAGTTACAAAGTTAGTTACCTCGAAATGTCCACTATAGTGTAAGGAGCTCACAGTCTTCTCACTCTCTCTTCTCTCCTTGTATTGTTTCAGAGAGTTTGTTTCACTGGTCTCCATCTTTTTTCTTCTTTTCATTATGAGAATCGCACTCCTTGCAATTTTTGTTATTCTCGGTGCTAATCTTGTGATTGATCTACTTGACAGCAATATGGCTGAGATCATGAGAGAACGCAATGCAACTATTCAAAGACAACTGAACAACTGAAATCATGCAATTTTCACTGACACGAATCGAGTTTGATTTTGATGGTGAGGATCTATCACAAGAGGTCAGAGATTGTATTACATATGAGGCAAAAGAGACTCTTTGGGAATCACCAACTGAAGATGATCTAGTTGATACGATCTCTGATGTTGTTGGTTATTGTATTAAGTCGATTGACTACGATATTGTGTGATTATTGTTAGTTACCTCCAAATGTCCCCTATAGTATGAACATGACTGAAACCACGATGACCAACGAAACTTACAACGG